ACAATGCCAAAGACTTTAACTTGACTTTTGAAATAATGAGAAATTATGGGCCTCTATGCTTCATCAAGATTTGCAGAGTTTATCATGGTGGAGTCATAAGCCGCACTTTACGACAACCTAGAAGTTTGGTCAAGATACCTGACTTCACCTCTGTGCTGCCCATAATCAAGAAGCTCACTTCCACCTATTGGTACGAGGTCTACACACCTGACAAATTCTATGAAATTTTCAAGGATATCAAGACATATGACGTCCCGCCACGTATGGCCGAGCAGTCAGCCGGTTGGCTGTTCAATAGAGATCACAAATCCGTCACTCTTAATCATACAGGGTCATATCTATCTGGCCTCCAGTATCAAGTCACCGTCCGGGAATGGTGCTTGCAGGAAGGTTTCCAGCTGCCTCCCGAAGAGCACGAGGGTCTAGCCACTGCTCTGTTGATTAGAGCCATGATCATAAGATGGAAGAGCAGCCAGATGATTAGTTATTTGATTCAAGACATCCAGAAGCACGAGAAGGACGACTTTTGGCACCATATGACTAAGATACTCAATTCCATATCTTCGCCTTGGACTAAGTCAGGTTGGCGTAAGCTAGCCAGCAAGAACAAGGACCAAGAGATTCTCAACATGAGTGACGCCCACTATTTCTTGTACTGCATACTTAAAATGCACGGCGAACAAGCTGAGGTTGAGAATGTGGTTTTGCATGAAAAGCAAACCGCTTACCTAGGTCACCTCATACACGACCGTGTTGCCACTTTCGACCCTGACGACGCAGGGTATTGTTACCATCAGTGTGCCAACTTTGAGCACGGAGAGTGGCCTAACTTGCCTCCAAATCCAACAGTGGGTCAGATATTGGAATATGAAGCTGAGCATGGGTTCAGTAACAGCATAGAGTTCAAAAATGGCCATGCCACAGTCGAGTTCAGGACTGCCGATGCATGCGAGCACATGGTTCGTTTTGAACCCAAGTTAAGGAAGACACAACCATGTGACACCCCCCTCATCGAAGAGTTTAAAGAAAACCTGAGGGATTACTATTATGACGACGGAGAGAATAGGAACTTGATCAAAACCGAGAGCTTGCGTCGCCTATTTTCTGACATAAAGTATTGGACCAACGCTTGTGCAGGCCCTGGGAATGACAGCATCCTTTTCCCCTTTTACGCTGAGCATTGGTATAGAGCCAACGGCTTAGGCATACTCCGTGCTACAACACTTCACAAGTCTAATATCGTTTTTTACAACAAAAACGTGAACTGTGTGGAGTGTCTCAAGACAGCTCGAGGTCTATTGTACTGCGACTTTGGTGTCGAAGAGGAAGAGGCCCCAGAGAGGGTGACTCACGCTCTTAAGCAGATCAGAAAGTCCGGTAAGCGGTTCATCTTTAAGATACAGAATTTTTACAAGACCGTTAATGCTTCAGCCGAACTTGACAAGTTGATTAGCGACCTAGCTATTATCAAAGTCACTGGCGCCTCACCCTGGGAGCGGTTTGTCACAAATGCCATCAAAGACGACGTCCACGTCACTCTCTACAAGAAGGAGATACGAACCGTCTGGAGACCCTTCAAGAATAGCCCAGAGTGGTCCGACAGAAGTTACATTGAGACAAAGAAGTATGTAGTGAAACGCTGCATGATAACTCATGGCCGGAAGTTCATAATGACAAGAGATAACAT